ATGTCCTCCAAAAGTGTGGCCCCCGCATAGACCGTGCCGCCCGTCTTCACCGGCGTGCGGAAGTAAATCTCTTTTCCGACGCCCGCGGCCATGATCCGCTTGATGATCGGCGCAGTGTTTGCTGCATACGCGATATACTCCGGCGCGATGTCGGCTTCGTCCATGATCACGCGGCACTTCGCGGGGAACAGCTCGACGACCTCCACCTGCTCCGGATCAATGTCGAACAGCACACTGGTGGCCGTGATGATGGTGTCCACATCGCCGCCAGACAGCAGCGCCGTGACTTTTACCTTGATCATCAGGCGATAGAAGCGGTCGTCGGCTCCGTCTCTCCGGACGCCGAAGTTCCGGCCCATGCGGTCCAGCGTCGTGCCCTTGGCGTTGTCGATCCCACGCCAGACGGCGATCACCTGCAGCGTGTCTTCCACGCCCCACAGAGCGGACGCGAACAGCTGGAACAGCTTGCCGATCAGGCTGTCGGGGTCCTTCGTGTAGGCTCCGGTCAGCTTCTCCAGCATTTTAAGCACCAGAACGATCACGTCACGATCACCACCTTGTCCGTGCCGGTGATTGCCTTCTTCCTGGCGTCGATGGTGATGTTGTTCTTGCTCCAGGTCTTGCCGTCCGTGCTGACTTTCAGCGTATAGTCCACCACGCCCGGCGTGTTATTCACAGGGCACATCAGCCGGTTATAATAGACCGTCTCACCGATGGCGAGACCGCTTTCCGCGATGTCCCCGGCCGCGCTGCCGATGTACTCAACGATGGCAGCCTTCAATGCTGCATCGCCCGCGTAGGCGTCGGATGTCACCAGGTCGCTGATCTGCACATAGATCAGCACCGGCGTCGGGCGGGAGAACTTGATCGTCCGCAGCTTGCCGCTGGCGTCCAGCACCTGCGCTGATTGCCCGCCGTAGGTCTGGATGCCCGCAGCCTTCCGCGCGTGGATGGCTGCCGCTATATTGGCGTCTGTGCCGCCGTAGACGATGGCCTCGATGCTGTGCGGCGGCAGGCCGTCGCTGTCCGTCTCGTCCGTCTCGTTCTCCCACACGACAGCGGTGACGATGCCTGGCACCTCCAGCAGTTGTGCGCGGATGGCGTCTGTGTTGCTGCCGCCCGGCTTGTCCACGCTCGACAGGTATCGCTCGCGGAACTCCTGATCCGTCTCGCGATTTCTGCCGCCCACGGTTGCCGCAGCGTTGGTGACGCTGATCGCAGCCGCCAGCGGCGTGACAACGGTGTCAATCGTCCCCGCGGCCACATTTCCGTCCGGTCCTGCCTCAAACGCCTGGATCGGCACAGTGGCCGTGCCGCTGCTGCCGATGGTCACGTCCTCCAGAGTTACGAAGCGTTGATTGTTGCGCGCCTGCACGATGAAGCCTGCGTAGATCGTCGCACCGGCGTCGCCGGTGATCGTGATGCTGCCGGTCGCTTTCTGCGCCGCCAGCACGCGGATGCCGATAAACGCGCCCAGACGGGCCAGGCTGACGCCCGCAGCTGTGTCGATGAAGCCGCTGTTGTAGACGTCCTCGGCCAGCTGCCAGGTCAGACCGGCAAACCACGCGAAGATGCGCAGGAAGATGCCCAGCGGGCTGCGAACGGACAGGTTGACGGTGCTGCCGAACAGCTCCTTCGCCTTTACCTCGAAGGCGTCCAGCAGGTCCGCATAACTCGGCCGAAGGAATCCGCGTTCAGTTAATCCCCAGTTGTCGTTCACGCTTTCACCTCCAGACTGATGGGGGTCCCATCTTTCAGCCGTCCGGTGAAGGTTGCGGCGATGCTGCGGCCGCTGCGCGTCACGGTCAGGCTGTCGATGTATTGCACGTTGGTCTCCTGGAAGATCGCCGTGCGGAGGACGGTTTCAGCGTCGCCGTCACCGTCCCCGATGATTTGGTCATAGTCGGTGCCGTGGTCTGTGTCCAGGAACCACTCACCCTTGAAGGTCTCCAGCGTCAGTCGGACGCATTGGGCGACGGTTTCGGCGTCGCCGATCAGCTCCAGACTTCCGCTGTCGTCCAGTACCAGGTCTTGCGTCTCTTGGTCAATTTTCAGTGTGATGTTCTCCATTTGGCCTCCTTACTGCGGGCCGCCCGTCGTGCCGCCGCTATCGCCTGGATGCGTGTGCGTCGTCATTTCAATGCCGCCAGCTGATAGTGTGCCGGTCACGGTGACGTTGCCGTTGATCTTCACACCATCGGCAGAAACGGCGATATAGGTGCCGCCAGCCGCCACCACGACGGCGTTGCCAGGCAGGCCGGTCGGGGCCTTTCCGTCCGGGCAGACGCCACCGACGAACAGCCCGTCCTCCGGCGCGTGATTGCGGGCCGTGTTCGGCTCCGCCTCCGCGCCGGTTTGAAGAACTGCATCGGCGTCGAAGTCCGACACGATTACCCAGCCGACGTCGCCGCGCTTGTACCACGGGCGGATCGTGAACTCGCCCGCACACAGGCAGGCGACGCGTAGCCCCATCAGCGGGGCCGCGCTGGCGTACTGGCCGTCGATGCTCTCTTTCACCAGCGGCTGCACGTCCACGGTCATTTTGTCAGGATAAAAAGCCAGGACCTTGACAGGCATGGAGACGCGGACGCCCGCCCTGTTCTTCTCGCTCTCAGCGGCGCGCAGGTCTGATTGTTTACTTCCGTAACTCATGCCGGTTTTACCTCCACGGTAGTTTTCCAGTTGCCGGACCGCGTTCCCTCATGGACGCCAGAGACCACCATGAAGGTGCCGTTGGTCTGGCTGTCGCGGATCACGATCTTGTCGGCGACGCCGATGTGATAATTCAGCAGACAGTCGCGGGACAGGTTGCCCTCGTCTTCTGCCTGCTGGCTGCGTGTCTTCTCCGTCGCCGTGGTCTTCGTGTTGATGTTCTGGCTCTCTGATGTCGATGCCGATTTCAGCAGGCCCGTCTGCGGCGTCAGCAGATAGCCGGTCGTGATCCCTTCCTCTGGCGGGTTTATGATGATCTGCCCGCAGCGGATCACCAGCCTGGACTTGCAGTCGCTGCAGGCGATCTCTGTCAGCACGTCTTTCAGCTTCCCGCGGCAGACGCGGCAGCCTGGGTAGTGCTTGTTCTCTGCCAGCTTCACCATCGCCACCTCCACGCCGAAGATGTTCAGCAGGTCGTCGATGATGTCCTTGGCGTACATTCCCGCCTTGTATGTCTTGTTGACATAGGTGCCCAGCCATTCCTCCAGGCAGTCGGCCGCCGTGATCTTGGTGATGATGTCCAGGTTTTCGTGCTGGTGGGAATAGTCCGCGATAGCGCCGACGAAGATGCAGCCGACGTCGCCCTTGTAGCCCGCGGTGATAATGACGGCGTCGCCTTTTTTCAGCGACGCCCTTGTAGACGGAGACAGGTTGTAGACCTCCAGCTGGGCGGTCGATACCTTCGCGCGATCCTCGAACTGCACCTTGAAGGAAAAGTTCAGCCCGTCCAGCGTGTATTGATTGCCGCCCAGCGTCAGGGTGGCCTGTCTTAGCCACATGCGCATCAGCTCTCACCCCCTGGCCGGTCGAACAGATACAGGCGCACCTTCGTGCCGAAGTTGTCGTAGGTGATCGTGTCAATCTCGTCGCCGGTCAGGCACAGCGGGCAGATCACCGGCAGCGGGTAGCGTTCGTCGTTGAAGGCTTCAAACAGCGGCTTGCCGTAGCGAAGCACTTCGCCGTAGACCAGCGGCGTGTTGCCGCCGCTGTTGCTGATCTCCAGGCTGACGGTGAAGAAGTCCGCCGCTTCGTTGTAGGCGAACGTCATGCGGTAGGTGCGGTCTGTCAGCTTCACCAGTAACGAACAGGGAACACGATCACTGTCAACGTCGATAAAGTGGATTTCCTGTCCGCTCTCGATCAATTTCACTTAATCGCCTCCCTGTTGTACCCTGCATAGCTGGGGTTTGTCCGTCCTGTCGCCACGGACGGGTTTGTGTTCTTGCTGTTGAAGCTCGCCACATAGGCAGCATAATCGCTGCCCGTTGTCACCAGCCCGTTCTGCGTGGTGGACTTCGCAGACTTGGCCGCCGACGCCGCCACCGGCGCGCTGGCGTCCTGTTGGCTCATGGCTGGGGCCTGAATGTCAACGAACGCAGCCGACGTGATCGTGATCTGCTGGAAGCTCACGGTGAAGCCGAAGCCCGCAGCGTTGTCAGGGGTGCGGGTCCGTTTCAGATTTGTGATCAGCAGATTGTTGAACGCCTCCGCGCCCCTGTAGGTCAGAAGGTCGCGGTTGCGCCACATCGCCTCCAGCGTCGCATAGCCCGCGGCGGTGGAGACGATGCCGGTGATAGAGAACTTGATCGGGTCCAGAACGGCGTGGTCGGTGATCTTACCGCCGCCCTCGATGGGGTTGCTTGTCACCTGGCTGGACATGGTGGGGGACTCGTTGGTGATAGTGCCCGTGCGGTCGAACACTACCGTCCCACTGTCGCCGCTCAGAATATAAGACATTCGTCACCCCTCCTTACGCCAGAGACGCCTGCAGCGCCTCGATGTTCGTGTCCTCGTTCTGCATCTGCCGGTAGGCGTCGCGGCACATTTGCAGGAACCACGTCTTCGTCTGCTCCTTCTCCTCGTCGCTGGCGTTGCCGGACATGGTAACGCTGATCTGCGGGGCGAAGGTGACAGACTTGGAGTGGCGGGACGTGTTGATGATATTCTCGGTCTGATCCGCAGGGATGATCTGGCTGCCGCTCGGCAGGATTGCCATTTCGCCGCCCTGCTCGTTGATGCGGGTCAGGCCGCCGCCGAAGTCGTTCGTGCCGCTGGCGTGGCCCTGCACGGGTGTCGAAGTAACGCCGCCCGTGCTGATCGTGATGCTGCCCACGCTGTTGATGGCGTTTTTCAGCTTTTGCAGCTCTGTGATCGTCGCCGACACGGCGCTGGCTGCCGCCGTCTTCATGCGGTCCCACGCGCTTTCTGCCTGCGCCGCCATAGCGCCGTAGGTGTCGTTCGCGCTGGTGCCGATTTCCTCCAAGCCGCTGGTCGCCGTCTCTTTGGCGGCTCCCCAGCTTTCCTCGGCCATGATCGGGGCGGTGTCCATCGCGGACTGGATCGCGCCGGTGTAGGCACTGGTGTCCGGAATTTCAACCGCAGGCATTTCTATCGTGCCGATGTCCGGAATGGACGACGCCACGCTGTTGGTACTCTCGGCCAGGTCCTCCATGCCGCCCTGTGCTTCCTTTGCGCCGCCGAACAGCTTGTCGAAGAAGTTCACCACAGCACCCACGCCGTCAGCTACCCAGCCGATGATCGTGCCGATCACATCGGCGACGACGGTCAGTATCTGGCCGATCACCTGTAGGATCGGGGCGATGGCTTGCAGCAGCGGGGCCACGACGCCCAGCAGCTGCGCGATGGGCGGCAGGATCGCCGACGCGATCGTGGAGATGATCGGCATGAGCGGGACCAGGATGTCATTGCACACGACGTTCAGGATCGTGGTCAGCGGGGGCAGCAGCGCACCCACCAGCATGGACAGGATCGACGCCAGCGGGGGCAGCAGCGTTGCCGCCAGATTCCCGATCACGGGGATCAGCGGCTGCATCACTTGGAAGATCAGTGCCAGCGCATCGCAGAACACAGGCAGCAGCTGGCTGCCCAGCTGCACCAGGATCGGGATCGCCTGCGACAGACCGTCCGCCAGCAGGTCCACCAGCTGCATGAGCATCGGCTCAATGGTGGGCCAGCTGTCGATGATCGTGTTGAAGAAGGTCGTCAGCACGGGGGTGAACTTCGCACCAGCATCAGCCAGGAAGTCCGCCCATATACCCTTGACGCCCTTGACGCTGTTGGTGTAAGAACCTGCCGTGCGGGTGACGTCCTGCTGCGCGTCGCCGGTCTGCGCCAGGATCGCGTTCCAGCGTACCTGCACCTTCGTGGCTTCATCCAGTGTGTTGAACTCGTCAGTGATCCCCATCTGGAGCATGGACTGCTTGATGGCCGTATCGTTCAAAACGATGCCCATGCTTTTCAGGCCCTCGGTCTCGCCCATCAGGCCGCTGCGCAGCTTGTTGAAGGCGTCCTCGTCAGCCAGGTTGTTGAAGCTGGCAAGGTCATAAGACAGACTGGTCATCATTTCCGACATGACGGAGGCGTCCTCCGCACCCATGCCGATGCCCGTGAAGATTGCGCCACTGTCGGCCAGGAAGCCCTTCACTTCGTTTTTGCTGCGGTGTGCAGCAGCCGCGAAGTTCTCAGCCCAGCTGTTCGTAGCGTCCGCAGCGCCTTTGAATACGGTCTCGAACTTTGAGTTAGTTTCTTCCGCGTTGGCTGCGGCGTCGATAGCTGTGCTGCAGAACTCTTTGATCGCTTCGACGCCTTTCTTGATGATGGCAAGGCCCGCGGCAGCTGCCGCCACCTTTTTCAGAACGCCGACCAGGTTTTCACCCGCGCCCGTGCCCTTTTTGCCCATATCATCCAGCCTGCGGCCGGTGTCGTCCGCTTGGGTCCCCAGGCTCCTGGCGTCTTCCTCTGCGCCGTTCAGAGCCTTGCCCAGCGTGGCCTTGATGGTCTGAATCGGATGCTTGAAGGCGTTCCCGATGTCCGTCGCCACGCTTTTAGTCGCCGCCCCCATGCCTTTGAATTTTGCCTGGACATTGGAGACGGCAGCCCCCAGGCCGGTGCGCAGCGTCTTCGCAAGGCTGTCGCCCTGCTTGATGCTCTCCAGCATGGCGCTGCGCACGCTGGTGCCCATTTTTGTGCCCGCGCCGGACACGTTGTTAAAAGCAGCGGTGGCGCGGGTGCCGACGTCGGTCAGGCTGGTGCCGATCTGCTCCAGCTTGTCGGCGGTCTGCTCGGCTTCTTCCTGCGCCTTCCGCTGCTTTTCGTTTAATTCGTCCAGGGGTGCGGTGTCTGTTCCAAACTGCACCCCGAAGGATAGGCTGCGGCTGTCTGCCATAACACCCCTCCTATTCTTTCTGCTGTTGTTCTTTCAGCTGCTGGACAAACATCTTTTTGGCGGCGATGCACTCGTAATATTCGGCCATGTCCATGGATTTCAGGTCCCTGTACGTCAGGCCGTCGCCGTCAAAAAGCATAAACCAGAACTGCTTATTTCTTGTCGCTCGCCGCTGCGCCGCTTCCGGACTTCTTTCCCGGTCGAAGAAAGCGTTCGATCTCGCGGATCAGCAGCTCCGGCGTTTCGATGTCCTCGTTTTCCTCGAACGCTTTCAGGCCCTTGCTTGCCACGTTGGCCGGGGACGTAACGACATTCTTGAACATGATGTCCATATAGCGCGCCGTGTCGCGGCTGCCGCTGCCGGTCATGCCGCACTTGTCGTTCTGCTCGAAGTACCACTGCGGGGAAACGCTCTGCAATTCGTAGTCGGTCCCCAGCACATTAACGGTTTCATGTCTTGCCATTTTGAATCTAAACCACCTTTCTGGAATGTTCGGAGGGCATGTCACCATGCCCTCCGCGTTGTATTTCGGTAAACGCCCCCGCAGCTGCGGGGTGCCGCGCCTGCGGCCCATCAGTCTCTGAACACCATCGTCGGGACGTAGATAGAGACCTCAATGGAGCCGCTGTCGTCGCCGCCCTCGAACTTCGGGACTTTCAGGATGCGGCAGTCCTGATGGCTGATGATGAAGCCGCCGTCGTCGTTTGCGTTGCGCAGCGTGACAGCCACCTGCGCACGATCCTGCGCCAGACGGCGCAGGCGGACCAGCGACGCGCTGGAGCCGAACAGGGTAAACTTAATCGTGCCGGACCTGTCGGCGTTCAGAGCGTACACAGTGTCGCCCTGGATGCCCGTTGTGGGGGTCACGGCGTCCTTGTTATGCTCT